GTACAACGGCGTTCCGTTGGCGCCCGTCATCTGCAAAAGCGCCAAAGGCAACGCGCGATTGGCGCTGATCTGCTGGGATGCTTGCTCCATTTTCATGAGCGCATCCTGCGTCTCGGCGCTGTGCAGCGCGTTGTTCATCTGCGCATTGGCAACAAACGCGTTGAGCTGCGGACGGTTCACCGGGTGGCCGAAGGCGCCTGCAAGGTCATCGAAAAGCGATTGCATAGCCATTTAGCTACCCGTCCCGTAGTAACCGAGCTGCCGATTGTAGGCGGCTTGCGCATTTTGTACCGCAGCGCCCACTTGCGCATTGTTGGTGGGCGTACCAGCGTTCTGCGACATAGCGTTCGCCAACCGGGCACCCGCCAGCGCACCCATGGCCACGTAGGGGTTGGGCTGCCCGGCAGCCTGCGCGCGAAGTCCGTCCACGAAGTTCTGCGCAAAGGACGCCGCGTTCAGCGTGTCGAGTCCACCCTGCAGTGTCTGCATCCCAAGCCCTTCTTGCTGGCGCTGTCGCACCGCCGCGTCCATGTTGCCGAGCGTCTTCGCGTACTGCGTGCCGTAGTCCTGCACCTGCTGCTGGTCGTTGGCCAGCTGTGCCTTGAAACGCGGATCTGCGCCGGCGGTGTTTCCCACGGCCGATACGCTCTGCCCATACGTGGTCGGTGCGCCCGTGGTGGAACCCCCCAGCATGCTGCCCGCCGCATTCGTGCGCAGCTGGCTGATATACTGCGCTGTGGCGTCTTGCGCAATTTTGTTGGGGTTGTCTTGCGCAATCTGCTGTGTCAGCTTGGACACCTGCCCGGCAGCCTGCGACTGAATGCGCTGCTGATTGATAATGTCCTGCGTGTTGGCCGCATTCTGGCGTCCCTGCGCCTGCGCAGTGTTGTAATACTGCGCACCGGCGCTGAGCGCGGAAATAGCCAGCGGAGCAAGAATAGCCGGACCCATAGCTTACTTCCTCGGCAGCACGGTCTGCGCGCTTTGCCGTTTGATTACCGGTCCTTTGGCCTTCCCCATGCCCTCCAGCATGCCGAGTTCTTGCTGCGAACCCCGGCCGGCTTCAGCGCCCACATAGCGCGACTCCTGCACCGCACGCTGCCCTTGATACAAGGACGGGTTGCTGTACATCGCCCGCATGGTCATTGGATTAAACATGTCTGGTGCGCCCATTACCACAATCCTCCGCCGTTGTTCTGACTTGTCGCGCCCCGCATCAATGTCTGCACATTGGGTACCCTCGGCACGCCGAGTGCGGACTGCCCGGCCGGGTGGGTAGCAGACGCCGAAGGCATTGGGTACCCGCCCTGCGCGCCGGCCAGCGTGGCGGCCTGCCCTGCGTAGGGTCCGGGCGCCGGTGGATGAGCCGCAGCAAAATTGCGCTGCGCCTTCCATCCTTGGCCCGCGCTGTACGCGGCCGGATCGAGGTATTTTCCCGCTCCAGATCCCATGACCGGATCATAGGCGTCCATCTTGCTCAGCCAGCTTTTGCGGCCAGCGAACGCCTGCACCGGATCAATCATGTCACCGAGTACGCTGCTACCCATGATCAACCCCACGGCGACCCAGACGCCATTCCCCATCCGTAGAGGCTGCCAAAAGGACTCATCTGCGCGCGCCGCTGGGCCGCTGCGTTCTGCTCATTGCTGTAGATGGCCGCTGTACCGGAGAACAGGTTTTGCAACGCGTTCGCATTGCTGTACCCCTTCGCCGCGTCCAAGGACGCGTTCTGCGAGGCGCTAATCTCACTCGGCAGCGAGCCTGTATAGTCTCCCTGCTGCGCCAAGCTGATCAGCTGGTTTTTGGCATTCACGTCCGATTGTTCCAGTGCAGCTTTACCCGACTGCGCCTGCTGCGATGCCTGGAGCAATCCTTGCGTGTAATCCTTCTGCAGCTGCGTGTTGGCATCGGCTGCCGCACTGCCGCCCGTGAGCCCACTGCGCGCCATGGCGAACTTCAGCTGGCGCGCATTCTGCGCTTCCTGCTCGTTCACCTGATTGGTGTAGTAGTTGTTTAGACTCTGACCATACTGCGCGTACTGCTGCTGGCGCTGTGGCGACCCATACGCATTGTTGATCTGCTGTATAGAGCTGTTGATCTGCGCTTGGCGCTGCGCATTCGCTGCGTTCGCAGCATTCGCCGCTTGATTTCCACCGCTGCCCATTAGTGCCGCACCCTTGAAAAAATGATGGCATCTGCGCCATTAGCGCAGTAACCGTGGAGGGTGCCTTCTTCGTGGTATCCGAGCGTAGCATACCACCGGAAGGCTTTCTTGCGTGAGGCCAGCGCCACGCATTCAAGCCGATGCGCATGGCCGTTCAGCAGCATCCCGTCCATGAGGCGCCGACAGATCCGCGTGACCGCAAACCAGTGCTCCGTCCATGCCTCCGGGGTCGTCAGCAGGAAGTCGCGCCACACGCCAGGGCGCTGCGGAATGAAGCCCCCCACGATGATCGGCGCACCGTCCGCCTTGATTACCCACTTGGGACCTGGAACGGTGAAATTCCCCACCGCCGCACCGTCGATACTGTAGGTGGCGCCGGTGAACGCTTCCAGCTGCGCGCGTTCGTCCTCGGGCATCTTGGCGCATACCTGAATGAAATCCGTCAGCCACGGGTCGTTGAATACCTCAATCATCCAGTAGCCCCCGCGCCGGCTGCATCATTCACGTAGAGGCTCACCGCGTCCAGTGACCATGCTGCCCCTCCCGTGAATGTGAGGATAGGGGAAAGGCTCGGTGCGTTGAGCGGCAGCGGAATGGGTGTCCCTGGAACGGTATCGGCCAGCGCAATATCGTAGGGCGGTGTCACGCTGGGGGACGTTGAAAACCCTGGGTTGTCCGAGAAGGAGGTTTCGTCGGACTGATCGAAACCCATCTGCAGCGTGACAGCGCCAGTCCCCACGATATCCACGCCGACCAGCGCTTTGTTGCGCCCGAGTGTGCCGCCATCGAGGTACGGCCATTGCACAACGCCGTCAAACGGGGTGCCCACACCGTTTTGCATATCGTCTTCGAGCGCGTTTTCGTCGAATGCCCACACGAGGTTTCCGGCGCTGCGCAGGTACAGCACCCCGTTGTTGTCCGTCCAGTCCGTAATTACATCGGGGAAAATATAGCGACTCCACGTCTGCGTGTTCTGGCCGTTTGTGGTGAGCACCAGCGCTTCATTTCCAAACAGCACCCAATACTGCCCTCGGTTGGGGTAGTAGAGTCCGATGGGATCATAGGTGCCTGCGGTCGTCAACGGCTGCACCAACGCGTCTACAGGCTGCCCGGTGTTCCCCACCTGCAGATTGTCCATGAGCGCAAAGATACCGACATTGCGCACCCCCACGGCCGTCAGCAGAATCATGTCGCTGGCGACAGTCTGCCCGGTACGCGTGTAGATGGACCCCACCGGCTGCGCGTCCAAAATCGCCATATTGGCCGGGTCGGGGTCGATCTGCCACATTTGAAACCCGTTGGCGTTGAACACCATCAGGTTGGTGCGGTAGAGCCCTAGCAGCGACACCGGGTTGTTTCCGTAATTGTTGAGGCCGGTCGGCAGGTAGCCAGCGTTATTCGCGCTGGTCCAGTCTGTGGGGTCCACCGCTGCGCTGTACGAAACGATATCGCCGTTGCCGCAAAATACGTGCGAGGCGCCCAAACACACTACTTTCGTGTTGGGGCAGTTCGTATCCGTGATACGCCGGCTCGTGCACTCCCAGCTCATGTTCCCGTCGTAGACGGATTCGCCGGGGACGGTCGGCCAAGTCGGTTCGGTCGCGCCCGACTGCGTAAGCGGAATCGCCGTCCATGTGATGATGGACGTTCCGACTGCCTGCCACGTGACACCGCCATCTACGACTTCGTTGCCTTCGACGGTGGGCCACGTGGGCTCGGTGGCACCGGAAGTCGCTGCCGCCGACTGCACCGCTTCGTAGAGGAAATTGCTGACTGCTGCAGCTTGTGAGAGGTTCCACGACACCAGATCCGCCCACCCTTGTCGGGTAGAAGACGAGCCTGTCTGGTACTGGATTACCGCTTTCACCGTCACTGCATTAGCGGGTGCGATGCCGGTCACGCTGATTTGCGAGAAGTTCGCAGGGTTGACCCCGCCAGCTCCTGAATGGGACGTTCCGGTATCGCTGCTGATCAGCGTACCTGTGCTGTCGTACCATGACAGCATGAGGTAGATCGCACCATCGGAGTCGCCTTTCGCGTAAGCCGTGGCCGTCACGGATTGCCCAGCAGATACCACTGCACCCGTGAGCATCGTGCAGTTATAAAACCCGGCTCCTGTATGGAGGAAGTGCGCCGAGTAATTTCCCTGGTACGGATCGCTTGTGTCAATCGTCCATCCGGTCCCGAGTACCCAGTTGCCGTCGTTGCCCGCTTCAAAATCGCCATTCGGGATGGCATTGGTGTAGGCACCCTGATTCGTGGTGGGACGCACCACGCTGCCCGGCGCGTAGGTGGCGCCGGCAGCCCAAGTCTCCACGCTGCTGGCGGCAGCGACGGTCGTTGCCGTGGAGGGCGGTGCAAGGCCCACGCTCCCTGAAATGGTGGCCGAATCGCCGTAACGGTCGGTGATGGCGCTCCCGAGGGGCGTCGGAGTGGGCGACGACGAACTTGGCGTGCTCCCCGTCACCGACGAGGTTACCGAAGTGCTGAAGTCGCCAAATTCCTGCACGGTCGCGCCCACGGCTGTAGGCCATGTGGGCTCTACCGTTCCCGTGTGTGGCGTGGCGCCTACCACCGTCGTAGCCTTGTACGCGTAGCCTGTGTACTCCACGGGCTCTACGATCTGCCCCACGCTCACGGCAATGTTGGCAGACCACGTAGGGTTGGGCGCCGAGACGCGCACCGCTTTATACGCGAACCCATTAGGGACAGTCGGCAGGATAATGTTGCTGTTGGTATAAACGGTATTGGGCGCCCACGTGCCATCGTTTTGCAGCCAGTAGTGGTAGATATCGCCGTTGGCGAACTCTGCCACCACGTAGATGAACCCCATGAAAGGCTGCGCAAACCATATCTTGGAAAGCGCCTGCGTGGCATCGTTTGGGTTGACCAACACATTGTCCACGAAGCCGGCAGGGACCGTCACCGGGGCGATGGAAAACACGTTGTTTACGCCGTCAATCGACACGAGACCCACGGTCTGCGCATCCAATGTGGCCATACGCGTAGTCCCCGCACGGGGCACCACTACGCCTTCCTGGTTGATCCACCCATTCACCAAGTCATAGAGCCCGCGCGCAGATGCGCCGCCTTTCACGCGAAGGCGGTTGATACCAGCGGTGAGCCCAACCAGAGGGATAGGACGCATTAGGTACTGCTCGTAT